CGACTCCTGGAACGCCAAGGAGTTCATGTCCCGCTGGGAGCAGGAGAATGGCCCGTTCGGTCTCGAGCGAGTCATCCAGGGCGCCCGAACTGAGTCTGTCCCGCTCGTCGAGCTGAAGCACCTCAGTGAAGACCGGGATCTGATCTTCGACCAGAAGCTGATGTCGTGGACGATGGGTAACGCTGTCGTTCTGGAAGACACCAATGGTAACCGCAAGCTCTGGAAGAAGCGGAACGAAGAAAAGATCGATAACGTGAGCGCCCTGATGGACGCCTACGTCGCCTACAAGGCGAACAAGGACATGTTCGAGTAAGGAATCAAAATGGCAGAGACCAAACCCTCCCGTCTTGAGGCCTACCTCGAGCACCACGGCGTCAAGGGTATGAAGTGGGGTCGACGTAAGAAGCAGTCGGTCCGTACCACCATCAAGACGTACAAGAACGCAGGCCAGCGCAATCTCGAAGAGGCCCGAGCCATCCAGAAGGTCAACGGTGTGCTCGAGAAGCGACACAAGCAGGCCCTCGCCCTCCATAAGACCACGGTGAAGAACAACTTCATCATGGCGACTCTCTGGGGTGGCGCGGCAGCAGTCGTTCTGGGTCCGGCTGTCAAGAGTCTCACTGATGACGTGCTCAGCATGGCCGCCTACAAGCTCATCAAGTCGCGACAGACCCGTCGTGGCGCCGAGATGGCTGCGGACCTCATCAAACAGATCGGGGACAAGCCGGCCATGACGATGAAGCTCGTCGACGGCGTGTGGAAGGTGGCGAGGTAGTTCATGCAGACACAGGAAGAGCGGCTCGAAGACTTCCTGGCGCACCACGGTGTCCTCGGCATGAAGTGGGGGGTTCGTAAGCGCGAGCCCAAGCCCGTCAGTGCCGAAACCCAGGCCAAGCGCGAGAAGCGAGCCGGCAAGTTCGACAAGCAGGCCAAGAATCTCCAGACCGAGATCAACAAGGTCAAGCGGCAGAAGGCCAACAACTACTTCACGCGCAGCTCCAAGGAGCGAACCCTGAAGCAGCTGGGCAAGCTGAAGACCAAGGCTCTCGTGGACGCCCAGCGTAAGCGAGAAGGCAAGCTGTCGAGCGGTGAGCGCAAGCTGATCATCGGCGGCGCCATTGTCGGCGGGCTCATCGCTGCCGGAGGCATCAAGTACGGTGTCGAAAGCGGTGACTTCCGTCGGCTGGCAGCCAAGGGTGAGAACCTCATCAAGGGACAGGGCGTCGAGTGGGCCAAGAAGGCCGATCTCGCGAACCCGGACCTCTCGGTGGAGGACATCCAGGCGAAGGTGATGAAGGACATCAACCCGGACTACGGGAAGATCGGCACCAAGATGAACTGCCGGCGTGCAACCATGGCGTACGAGATGCGACGACGCGGCTACGACGTCATGGCGACTCGAACTACCAACGGTAATGGTCAGACCGCGTCTGGGCTGCTGAACACGATCACGCCTACGGGTAAGACTCGCAACAACAGCATGACCAACACGATCGCTCGCATCACCAAAGAGACGAACAAGCGAAACGCTGGTCGTAAAGACACGCCCCTCCTCAACATGATGGAGAACTTCGGCGCCGGGGCCAAGAACAAGATCCCGTCGTCATCGATCTCCGGCGTCATGAACAAAAACATCTTCGAAGAACTCGCGAAGCAGCCCAACCGCTCTCGTGGGGAACTCGGTGTTGTTTGGAAGCAGGGTGGCGGTCACAGCATCGCGTACGAGATCATCAACGGGGCTCCTGTCATATTTGACAACCAGTCTGGCAAGACGTTCACCTCGTGGAACGAGATGACCAATGCCGGCTGGAAGATCAAGGATGCTGGGTTCACTCGACTCGACGACGTCAAGCTCAACGACGACTTTCTACTGAAGTGGCTGAAGAATGTATAGCATTGCCGAAGCCACGGAGCTTCTGAAGAAGGCATATCCTGAGCGAGACCGAATCGTCCCACCCGTCGTCTACCAGGGGAACTATCTGTTCCAGGCATACGACGACAGCGACGAACTCGAGGGGATGATGGACCCATATTTCACAGTAAATCGTGAAACGGGTGACGTCAGTGAGTTCTCGATCATCACCGACGGCAACATGGAAGAGATCGCGGCTCTCTACGAGAATCGAACCACTTAGGAGGAAGAAGGTGAGACATGCCACTACTGGATCGACTGAAGCACGGTTGGAACGCCTTCACCCGTAGCGAGGAAGACCGAACCCGACGCTTTGACTACGGTCCGAGCACGTCGAGCATCCGTCCCGCCCGAACTCGGTTCTCCGCGGCGATCGACAGGTCCATCCTGGCCTCGATCATCAACCGCATCGCAATCGACGTCGCGTCTGTGGAGATCAACCACATCAAGACCGACGACGATGGGCGGTTTTCGGAGCTGGTGAAGTCGGGACTCCAGAACTGCCTCACCACCGAGGCCAATCTGGACCAGACAGGCAGGGTATTCCGACAGGAAGCGGCTGAGACACTCCTCAACAGAGGTCACATCGCGATCGTTCCTGTCGAGACTGATGGAGGTGATCCATTTCTCTCGGAGTCCTATGACGTTCGTCAACTCCGAGTGGGTACTGTTGTTGAGTGGTACCCCCAGTTCGTTCGAGTCGACGTCTACAACCAGAAGACGGGTCTGCATGAAGAGATGACGCTGCCGAAGAAGCTCGTTGTCGTCGTGGAGAACCCTCTTTACGCTGTGATGAACGAGCCCAACGGTACGCTGCAGCGACTGCTGCGGAAGTTGGGGATGCTCGACTCGATCGACGAGCAGTCCAGCAATGGAAAGCTCGACATGATCATCCAGCTCCCGTATGTCATCAAGACAGACGCCAAGCAGGAGCAGGCTGAGAAGCGTCGGAATGCGATCGAGACCCAGCTTCGCGAGTCGAAGTATGGAATCGCGTACACCGACGGCACTGAGAAGATCACACAGCTGAACCGTCCGATCGAAAACGGCATGCTTGACCAGATCAAGCTGCTGACGGAACAGCTGTACGCCGAGATGGGGCTCACCGCGGGTGTCTTCAACGGCACCGCGAGTGACTCGGAGATGACCAACTACTACAACCGTACAGTTGAGCCCATCCTGAGCGCCATCTCGGACGAGATCAAGCGGAAGTTCCTCTCGAGGACCGCCCGCACGCAGAACCAGACCATCGCGTTCTACCGCGACCCGTTCAAGCTCATGGCCATCTCTCAGATCGCGGATATTGCTGACAAGCTGACGCGTAACGAGATCATGAGCAGCAACGAGTTCCGCGGGAAGATCGGAATGAAGCCGCTTGACGACCCCAAGGCCGACATGGCGATCAATTCCAACATGCCGCAAGCAGTCACCGGGGCCCTGGGTCCTGATGGCGCGCCCGTAGCGGACGAGACCACGGATACCTCCGAGCCGGACCCCGATTTCAACTCGGCACTCGACGAACTCGAGTCTGAGCTGGACGGGATCTTCAGTGATGGGGGCTAGCCATGGGACAGGCAGAAGCTGACTTCCTGGCGCACTACTCGTCTCCGTACTATGACCCGCAGAAGGCTCACGATTACTACATGCGTACTCGTAAGCTCACTCCGCGGGCGCCTGCCCCAACGCAGAAACAGAAGGAAGGCCTGAAGTACGCCGGCGACAAGATCGCGGGCAACAAGAAGGCCGAGATCAAGAAGCTGACCGACACCACGAACAAGACGGTTACCACAACCCAGAAGCGGGCCAAGGAATCGCAGAAGCGTGTTGCCGCAAAGGCTAAAGAACTGCGGATCAAGATCATCGAGCGCAACCTGAAGAACCTGCTGACCGTCCCCAAAGGCGCAAGTCCGGAACTTCAGGCGCGAATCGCGAAGCACAACCAGGGTGAGATGGCTCGGGCTAACGCTCGGGCTAACGCCGAGCTTCGAAAGATCAGCGAACGCGCTCGTGCCACGATCGCCAAGGCACGGAGTCAGTACAAGACGGGTAGGGCCAGTATCGATCGACGGTACGACAGGGCCAGCACCCGAGAGACAGCCAACATCCGGGCTCATGTCCGCTAAGATCAGAAGGGATCTTCAAAATGAAAGACGCTGACTTCAGCGGCTACGCATCCAAGAACGATCTCCCCTGCACCGATGGGCGCACCATCAAGTCAGGGGCGTTCAAGGGGAACGACAAGCAGAAGGTGCCGCTTGTCTGGTCGCACAGCCACAACAACGCGAGCGACGTCCTCGGACACGCGATCCTCGAGAACCGCGAGGACGGTGTCTACGCGTACGGCTTCTTCAACGCCTCCCAGAAGGCGCAGGATGCCAAGATCGCAGTCCAGCACGGTGACGTGGAGGCTCTCTCCATCTTCGCCAACAACCTCGTCCACCAGGGCCACGACGTCGTCCACGGTATCATCCGTGAAGTGAGCCTCGTGCTCGCCGGCGCCAACCCGGGGGCCTTCATCGACAACGTGACGATCGCGCACGCCGATGGAACCTTCCGCGAGCTGGAAGACCAGGCCGAGATCTTCATGTCCGCCGAGGACGTCGCACTGAAGCACGGTGCCGACCTGGAGGACGAGGAGACCAAGGAAGAGGAAGCCAAGACCGAGCCGGTCGAAGAGGAGAACGAGGACACTGAGCCCTCGGTTCAGGACGTTCTCGAGTCCATGACGCCCCGCCAGCAGGCGGTGACGCACTCGCTCCTCAACCAGGCCCTCGCTCACGCGGACGGTGACACGGAAGCCGCCGAGGCTGAAGACACCGACACCGGTGAGACGCCTCAGTCCATCGAAGAGGTCGTCGACTCCATGGACGAGGAGCAGCGTAACGTGCTGTTCTTCCTCCTTGGCCAGATCGAGGACAACGACGAGGACGAAGAGGAAGAGAACACCGACACGGACACCGAGTCCACGTCGGAAACCAACGCTGATGCCGAAGAGACGGTCCAGCACAGCCAGCTCAACCAGCAGGAAGGCAGCACCATGACCGCAAACCTCTTCGACAAGACGAAGCAGACCGAGAAGGAGAACTCCGTGAACACCCCCACCCTGTCCCACGACGCGATGGGGACGATCGTCTCCGACGCCGAAGGCAAGTTCAAGTCCCTCAAGGACTCGTTCATCTCCCACGCCCAGGACTACGGCATCGAGGACATCGACATCCTCTTCCCGGACGCCAAGACGCTCTACAGCACGCCGGACTACCTCCAGCGTCGCAACGAGTGGGTCGCGGACGTCCTGGGCTCGGTCCGGAAGTCCCCGTTCTCGCGGATCAAGTCGATCGTCGCGGACATCACCGCCGATGAGGCTCGTGCGAAGGGTTACGTCAAGGGAACCCGCAAGAAGGACGAGATCATCAAGCTCCTGAAGCGGGTCACCACGCCGAAGACCATCTACAAGAAGCAGAAGCTCGACCGGGACGACATCATCGACATCGTCGAGATCGACGTCGTCGTGTGGCTGAAGCAGGAGATGCGTCTCATGCTCGACGAGGAACTCGCTCGTGCCATCCTGATCGGTGACGGTCGTGAGGCGGACGACGAGGACAAGATCGACGAGGACCACATCCGTCCGATCGCCTCGGACGACGAGATGTACGTCACGCAGATCACCGTCGCACCGGAGCAGACCCCCAAGGACCGTGTCAAGAGCCTCATCCGCTCGCGCACGTACTACAAGGGCACCGGTACGCCGACCGCGTACATGACCGACCCGCTGATCACGGACATGCTCCTCGACGAGGACAAGATGGGCCGGCGTCTCTACGACACCGTCGAGCAGCTCGCTCAGGCCCTGCGTGTCTCGAAGATCGTCCCGGTCGAGGTCCTCGAGTCCCAGCCGGAGATCCTCGCGATCATCGTCAACCTCACCGACTACACCGTCGGTGCGGACCAGGGCGGTCAGATCTCGATGTTCGACGACTTCGACATCGACTACAACCAGCAGAAGTACCTGATCGAGACCCGTGTCTCGGGTGCGCTGACCAAGCCGAAGGCTGCCGTCGTGCTCCGTGCCGCTGCCGGCACCATCGTGACCGCGCAGGCCCCGTCGTACGACGCGTCCACGCACCAGATCACGATCCCGACCCAGACGGGCGTCGTCTACTCGGTCGACGGTGCCGACAAGGCTGCCGGCTCGAAGGTCCAGGTCGAGGAGGGTGAGACCGCCGAGGTCGTCGCACGTGGTGCGGCCGGCTACGCGCTGACCCCGAACTCGATCCGCGACTGGAACTACAGCTACTAGGAGTAGTTCTTCAAAATGGCACGATTCTCCGGCATCGTTGGTTACAGCGAAACGGTAAGAACCGGGCCTGGGGTAACGGAGGAGGTCATCACTGAGCGTAAAGCCTTTGGTGACCTCCTCCGCAACTCCCGACAGCTGACCGAGTCTTCGACACAGGTGCTTCCGCAGCTCAATGTCAACAACTCGGTCAGCATTGTGGCTGATGAATACGCCCGCGGGCATTTCTTTGCCATCCAGTACGTCACCTGGCAAGGGGTCTGCTGGAATGTCACAGATGTCACCGTCGAGCACCCTCGTCTGACGCTGCAGCTAGGGGGTGTGTACAATGGCCCCAAGGGAGAACTTGCAAAAGCTCTTGGAGGATCTCCTCGGAAGCACTGACGTACACTTCCAGCCCGGCCCGAAGACGGAACTGAACTATCCGTGCATCGTCTACACCCGTGGAACTGCGCGGACAGCCTTCGCTTCCAATTCACCGTACCGCTACACCAAGCAGTACCAGATCACGGTCATTGATCGGAACCCCGACAGTGCTATCCCTGATCGAGTGGCCCAGCTGCAGCTCTGTACGCATGTACGGTGGTTCGCGGCGGACGGCCTCAACCACGACATCTTCAATCTCTACTTCTAGGAGAACAGCTAATGGCTGAAATCACTTGGGACGGCACTGGCGAGAAGGTCTTCGAGACCGGCGTCGACCGTGGTGTCCTCTTCCCCCGCGACGACAAGGGCGCCTACCCCCAGGGTCACGCTTGGAACGGTCTCACCACCGTCACCGAGTCGCCTGAGGGTGCCGAGGCCAACCCGCAGTACGCGGACAACATCAAGTACCTGAACCTGCGCTCCGCGGAGACGCTCGGTGGCACCATCGAGGCGTTCACCTACCCCGAGGCCTTCGCCAAGTGCGACGGTACCGCTTCGCCCATCCCGGGTGTCGCTCTGGGGCAGCAGCCGCGCCAGCCGTTCGGCTTCTCGTACCGCTCGAAGGTGGGCAACGACGTCGCCGGTCAGGACTACGGCTACAAGCTGCACCTGATCTGGGGCGCCACGGCAGCTCCGTCCGAGAAGGCCTACGCCACGATCAACGACTCGCCCGAGGCGATCTCGTTCTCGTGGGAGTTCGACACCGACCCGGTGGACGTGCCCGGCTTCGCTCCGACGTCGTCGCTCACGATCGACTCCACCAAGGTCGACGCGGACAACCTCAAGGCCCTCGAGGACGTCCTCTACGGCCGCGCCGCCGGTGGCACTGCTCACCTGCCCACGCCGGCCGAGGTCATCGCGCTGCTGACCGGCGAGACGACGGCTTCCGTCATGAGCGCCACCTCGCTCGAGAAGGGCGAGACCGAGACGTCGGACCAGGCCGAGGGTGACACCTCCGAGGTCCCCGACTCGGCCCAGGAGGACGCTGGTTCGCCGGCTCCCGCCGAGTAACACCCTCTAGAAAGGAGACCAGGGAATGCCCATCACCATCAACATCGGGGAAACCGAGTTCTACGACGAACGGCAACAGAAGTACGTGCGTGGCGGCGGAACCCCCGTGGTGTTGGAGCATTCCCTGGTC